AAGCATTCCTTGATAAATCGCACGGCCTTCATCGTTTACAACAGTTGTAGTTAACGGGCCAAATTCTCTACTTTCTCCTGCTACTTTTACATTTCTACCAAAATATGGAACTTCAATAGGAGTAATTGTGGAACCAGGTATATTCGATGCCTTACACATGTACGTCCAGTCGGTAAATCCGGCATATGCGTTGTTGGTCATTGTCACCATCATCAAATTAGTGCGCGCACCGCCGCCGGCCATAGCCGTAATAAAACCTGAAATAAAATCTGCCATTGTTAATTTCCTATATTACTTTTGATTTTTATAGAGCTTCCGATACCCAATAATCATATGCCCAATTAACAGTAAATTCCATTACAGCATCATTGGGTTCCCAATTAACATCAATCTGATCTATAGAGGTCGGCCAACAATTTTTAAACCGCCATACGTTTCCATCAGTGGCACCGGCTTTTGTAAATGTTTTTAACATCATTGTTGCGGTGTAGCCAGAGAGTTTTGCCATATGAGTAGATGCTCTCACGTTACCGGCATGAGAATTTAATCGACTCATCCAATTTTCAACTTGATTTCGGATCACATATCCTTCATCATTTATAATAGTAGTTGTAAGATCATCATATGATCTATTACCAGGCATTTTTACCGCACGACCTTTATACATAACTTGCGTTACGCCTATGGTGTTGGCCGGTATTTGGATTCCCTTGCAGTAAAAATTGATTGCACCGGATGTTCCAGTATTGTGCTTTCGTGCCATGCTGATGGTAGCTTCGAAAAGAGATGCGCGAGCCCCTCCGGCAGTTAATTTTGATATAAAAGAATTAGGTCCGTCTACTACAAATCCTACTTGTCCTGCCATTTTCTCTTCCTTCGTATATTAATTAATTTATATTATTTATACGATAATTTATATTATTTATACTGCGTTTACAACTTCTTCAAATTCAACGCCACTTCTTACAGCAACGAAGTTCAGCAATACAAAGTTAATACTCTTAGTCGGTTTGACAAAAATACTTCCAATAAATTCATTTCGATCAATAACCTCTTGAGTATTATTAGATGTGTCACAAACTACTGCGAAATCTGTTATACCACCTCGGCCCTGAATATCTCTGAGGAAAGGTTCTACCGAAGAAACAAAACTGGATCTGGTAAAATCATCGTTGAATTCAAACATTGAAAATCTAGCAAAATTTGCAATTGATTTTTCTAATGTAATAAAAAGCCTTCTAACGTTGATTCTATCAAATGCAGATGGTTTAGCTAATAGAGTTTTATCTCCAAATAACAATGTTCCTTGTCCTGCGAAAGAAACAATTGGATTTACTCCATTTTTATAAAGATGATCTCTTTCCGTTTTATTTGGATTCCATGCTAGCCTAGCAATATTTTTAACTTGACCTCTATTGAATCCTGCTGGTGAGAAGAAAAAATCTCTTTCAACAGTAGTTCGTACAACCAACCCTGCAGTGTCCGGATTCAATGGAACATATCTGAAAGTATCATTATACTTGTCGTATTGATATTTCCAGCCGCTGTCTATAACAGAATAAGAAGAACTTGGCAATAAATTTCTAAAATTATTAACCGCAGTTACTTCATTTCCATCATTATTAACAACATCCGATTGTTCTGGTGAAATGAATACCATACAATCTTTACGTGCTTCTGCAATATTATTAATAAGATATGAATTAACAACTGAAGAATTAGATCCAGTTATAACTAAAGATACATCAACATCTTCTGCTGATTTAAATTTATCATATCCCATAATAACATTAGCGTCAGTTAATTCTTGTCCGTCCACACCGCCTGTCATGCTAGCCGAGATATTAGTTCTGGATTGTGTATAAGATGGTTTAGAAGCAACATTAGCAGATGTGCCCCATGCAGCTGTATTGGGAGCTGTATCAGCACCTGTTCCGATTGGGTGTTTCATCCACCAAACATATTTGGATCGTCTATTAATTGCCTCTTTATAATAAAGTGCTTGACCATCTTCTGATTTAGCATCGCTGGCTACTGACAAAGCTGGGAATATTTCAAGAACAGTTCCTTTAACTCCTGTCCATTCTCCATCTTCATCTAATATTACTACATGAACTTCATCATTATACACCCCTCTACGAGATGCAAAATCGGAGGTATTTGGAGGATAATCAAAATTACCCGCATATTCCCATTCTCTGGTATAATTCACGCCAGTTGTGATAGCGGATGCACTTGGAGATATTGCTGTTGCTAAAGTTGCACTTGTATTACTTGTAATAGAAGCTACTTCATGTGCTTCGCCAGAGATAGTTACGTTATCTCCAACTGTTAGTTGCAGATCAAAATATGTACCTGTACCAGACATTACTTTTCTAGCGGAGTCGGTAACTTGAACAGTTCCCATTATTGATCCGAATCCGTCTTGACCCAATTCTTTAAAGTGAGATGATGTAGTTCTTGTAAAAGTAGCTGCGACAGATACGTCGGTATTTTGTGAGGATACAACTGTCATTCCTGAATCAGTACCAATTGCTGTTACAAGGTAAAAGTCAGTTCCGATATGAACAACATCACTTACTTGTACTTCTGATGTGAATGCTGTTGATGTTCCTGTGACTGTTCCCTCTTCTGCGGCAAAAACTATTTGCACGGTACCTGAAAGCACGTCGCCGGCTACATCAGCACCACATAAAGATACTTTCATTGAATTGCCTAATTCTCCGGCATATTTAGATGCAAATTCCCCGAAATCACCTGAAGGGCCTGATCCTCCATATTCTGAGTAATATGTATTATAATAAGCTTCATCGCTTTTAATTAAAACCGCGTTTGCGGTATCTGTAGTTGCGTTAAATGCTGATGAATTTGCTACTCGAACAACATTCAAATTTTGTCCGTAGGCTAAAAAATTCGCCGCTGAAAAAAAACTTAGATATGTTGAAGAGTCAGGCTTCTGAAAGTTTTCTACCAGTAGATCTTCGCTGCTTACATTAACAATTTTATCTATAGGTCCCCAGCGAAAAGCACCAGCAAAAGCACCTGCAGTTGTTCCGGTCTCAGGTACAATCGTAGTTAAATCTATTTCGCGAGTAACTACCCCTGGACTTACTGTAAATGCCATCTTCTTCTCCTGTGTATCGCTGAAAATTTTATTAAGTTCATATACTATTAGTTACTATGATTATTTATAATTTCTCGGTCTTTATCACCCAAATACATTATGACCAGTTTCTTTTAGCCTTTGGTCAGTTCTTTCTACTTTCCATCTTGTTCCTTGATCATCAACAATTGTTTCCGGTTCAAGGCCATCTTCAATAAATCCGAAAGGTAAATAAGATTCGTCTATTTCTTTCATTTTTTCAGAATACATCTTTTCTCTTAAATCAAAATCAGTTAATTCTTTAAAATATTGCTGATTTGTTAGCCATGCGAATATTACTAGGGTAATGACTAAATCATCATGATGTCCTTCTTCTGCTTCATATGATTCTTTTTTAGCCGAGAAAGATGTGAGTTCATATATTATATCATAATCTGTAATTATGAGTTTGTCTTCTTCTATTAAATTTTTTAATGTTTGACATCCTAATCGTTTAACTTGTTTTGTAGTTCTTACTCCCCACTGTGCGTTTTTTCCAAATCCACCGCCTAATTGCTGACCACCGCGACCTTTCCAATTCATCATTAACATATTTTCATATTCCATGTCCTGATGAAGAATTATCGCGACTTGTTCTCCTATATCATTAACCTCTACTAATACGAATGCATTATTGTAATGTTTTGCGGCTTTATAAACAAAGTTTGGATATAACATTGGAGATATTTCATTATCTCTGTATTTTGCAACTACCTTATAGGGCAGGCCTGTGCTATCAATAACAGTGAAAGCGGAATAATCTAATTGTAAGCCTTTGGCTGTATCAACTACTATTGTATAAGTATGCTTTTCTATTGGTTGTTCAAATATGTCTAAATTTTCATAGGTATGGACTGGTGTTTTAAATGGCATAGATCTTAATTTTGAGCCAGATATTAATGTTCTTGTGCTGCCAATAAATTCAGTTTCAAATTCTTGTGAAAATTGTCTTTCGCTTGTATTGCGAATGGTCTCTTGTTTCCAAGCAACATCTCTGCCAGGAATTTCAGACCAATGAACTTCAATAGGTATATAATTACTTCTTTTTTCTTCGGCGTCTACCCACATTTTATAAAATTGATTTAAACCAAGTGGTGTAGATACTATAAAAACTTTTGTAGTTTGACCGGAAGAAATTGTAGGATAAACCGAAGTGAAAAATTCTTCTGCTAATTCTTTCGGAACGTGCGCGAACTCGTCTAGAAAAATAATATTAAAAGATGATCCCCTTACTGCCGAAGATGATGTCGCTGCAGCCAATACCTTTGAACCATTCTCTAATTCTATGTTACCTTTATTCCATGCCAATACACCTTGCTGCATCCATATAGGTAAATTTTCATATGATAATTTTAATCTATCTAATAATTCTCTAGCCAGAGATCCTTTATTAGCTAGTATACCTACTTGAACATTTTCGTTAAAAAGTATATAATGTAGAAAGAAGGCTATGATAGTTGTTGATTTTCCTGATTGCCGCGGCATCTTACATATCACAAAACGATTATCATGAAATGTGCGAACCATATTTTCTTGAAAAGGATATAGATTAAAATCTACTAAGCCGTGATCAACATGAATGATTTTTACATATTCTGATATAAAATGAACGGGATCGTCTTGGCATTTAAGATATTCAGTTAATTGTTCCTCAGAAAATTCTACTGGAACATTTGCTGCTTTAAGTTTTGGATTGCCTAGGTAATGTTTGCCCATATATTACCTGTTATTTTAATACGTTTTTCCAGTCAACGGAATCGTATGGAGTATTGGAATGAGGATCTGAAGTTTTTTTGAAATGTTTAAGATCAATGGAATTAATATATTGTTCATGATTCATATTGCAATAATCATCGCGCCTATATTTAACATTTGTTTTACGAATTTCTTTTCTAACTGTTACACCGTTTGATTCTTTTATTGCCCGACGCGTTTTTCTAAAATTCCATACCCTTATATGATGGGACATTAATTTCCTTGATTACCGACCGGATTTCTTATGCATGGTCATATTTTTTCGTGCTTGTTTTATTCTTTTAGGTTCATCTCTTATTATTTGTCGTCTCATTGGTTTCATTTTTCTATTAATAATTGCTGCTTTTAGCCCCTTCCACATTTTTCTTTTTCTGATTCCAGCTGCTCCTTTTGCCTTCATTATATTAGAAGGAATAACTTGCCTTTGAGTTCTGGTCCGAGTGGAAGTTGTTATTTTATCTGCAGTTTTTCTTCTTAGCTGAGATCTTTTCTTTTTGTTTTTGAAGGATTGTCTTTTATTTCTTATTTTTGATTGCCGGCCCAGCTTTCTCATTCGTTGGGTATACTTAGCAGCACTTTCTTTTTCAAATAAAAAGTCTTCCCCAAGTCCTAAATCTTCCATTTCAATCCATTCGAAGAAATCAGACAGCATATTATCTTCTTCTACTTCTTCGATAAATTCTAATATTTCTTCGTCTATTTTGGAAAGTTCACCAAATGTCAACATAGGGGGTCCTATCTTTTAAAAAAAGTGGCCGGCTGATATTACACTGAGTAATGCTATTATAATTGCGACTGCACTTGTAATGATAATTCTATTTTGTTTTAAATGTTGTTCAATAAATAAGGATCTCATTTCATCTATACTTGTTTTAACCTTATCAATTCTTTCATGTATTATTAATCTATCTTCTTTGAACGATTCTTTCAATTCATCATATTTTTCTTCCAATCGCGCATACCTTTCCGCACATAGATCGACATGCGTCTCCAAGCTATCCTTTTCGGTACTACTAACTTTTCGACTAGCCATCTCTCCCTAGATCTAAGTTTACAAATGAATACTATTATTCACTGTGCCCGTTTTGTGATTTTTCGAACTGTTCCATCTCTTTATGTTCCGGATCATCTTTTTCTTTAAACCAGTAGTCCGTGGATTTCCCGAGAACCGCGACATACGCGCCCATCAAAATATTAAGTAAATCGCGAGATTCGTCAGGCAGTGTGGCAAAAAACAACAACCATACTAAAATCAAAAACGTTGCAACAACAAACATTGTTATTATAAAGCGAGACCAAAAATTTAACTTTTTGCGCCGTTCGGTTCCTTCATAAATTAAAGCTTTCATCGGATCACCTTCCCATAATTTTTCTTCACTATCATGAATCATTTCATTAATTGTATTTATCTTTCCGTCACCCAGACGGTCTTTTTTATTAGGTATCGCCATAATCACCCTTCCTTGTAATTATATTTATATATTCTTATTTAACTAGGATCAGGCCCGGTTGCACTTTCACCTCTGACACATCCTAAAGAATTATACCTACTTTGTCTCCATGAATGAGTTTCTTCATTATATCTCATCCATATTTGATTACCAGTTGAATCACAATTTTGTACATATAGTTTTCCATTTATAGTAAACACTCCTGATTGTATAAAACCTTCAACCTTAGGTAGTGTCTCCATACTTCGTATCCATAATGGAGAGTTAGGGGGAGCACATGAAACGAGTAAGACAAGAATAAAAAGTATTATAAATGTTTTCATTTTTCTTCTTCTATTAGCTTAGCCTCAAATTCTCTTAAGCGCCTAAAAACACTTATTAATTCAATAATGGTAGGCCACGCTTTTAATAGATATTGCATTGATCCTTCTACTCTACCAAATGCTCTTATTATTTGTTGCATTACACCTAGAGTCATTACCCCT